CTATGTCGTTATCTTTGGCAAACTCTGATAATTGTCTTAATAAACCATCATATAACTGTGTTTCATTTACTTTGTAAAGATAGGTGCTAGAAGGATTGAAAGAGGCAGTTATTATTTTTGGAAGAGAAGTTTGGAAGAATCTGGAGCGGACGGCGAAGCGTTTTGCAAAGCAAGCTCAGGCTGGGAAGTTGGGGAAAGGGGCAACGAAGTTTTTCAGGTCAGGTATTACTTCTGGCTCTGTTTTGGGGAGATAGTAGTGAGCATAATTTCGGGTCTTAGAACATTCCTTCTTACCGATGCCACCCTTTCGGGATTGGTGGGGGTGAGACTCTATCCGAATATCCTCCCGCAGAATCCAACCATGCCAGCAGTCACCATTACTATTATTAGTGGAGATAGGCAATCCTCGAATGACGGCCCCGGTGGTTTGAATGGTCCAAGAGTGCAGATTGATTGTTGGGGAACTTCATACGCCAGCGCGGACGCTGTATTCGAGGCTATTAGGAAAAAATTGGACGGAAAAAAGAGTGGGATCATCCTTGGAGCATTCATGGATTCGGATCGGGATTTCTACGAACCCGAGCCCAAGTATTACAGGCGGAGCGCTGATTACTTTGTTTGGCATACGGAGGTTGTTGCTTAATTCGCCCGGAACGAGGGGGTTGAAATGTCGGATGCGAGAATTGGTTTTGGAGCGAGTTTCAAGATCGGGGATGGTGCTTCTCCCGAGGTCTTCACGGCTTTGGGCGAAGTCACTGGGATTTCGGGGCCTTCCCTTGCGGGAGATTCAATTGAAGTTACTCATGAGACGAGTCCGAGCCAGGTCAGGGAATTCATTCCGGGTCTCAAGGATGGTGGGGAGTTCACTCTCACGTTGAACCTCATCAAGACTGAGGCCACCATCCTGCGAACGCAGTGGCTAAAGACTGTGGTTGGAAACTATCAAGTCGTTTTTCCGACTTCCACTTCTATGACCTGGTCGTTCTCCGGTTTCCTCACGGCTTTTGGTTCGGATGAGCCGATTGGTGATCGGATGACTGCTTCGGCCACGTTCAAGGTCGCGGGAGCGCCTACGCTGGCGTAGTTATGGGGGATAACATGGCAAACCCTTATAGGGGGGAAGTAAAAGTAGCGCTTGGAGGACAGGAGCGTGTAATTCGTGTTTCGTGGAAAGAGTTGGCGGAGGTCAAAGAGCTTTTCGGTGACGAGGGACTGGGGGGTTTGCAAAGGGCAGCGGTGAGTAACGACTATGGCGCTATTGCCAGGGCGATGGTGATCTTCCTCTCCCATAATTGGGAAGGGGTTTCTGTCAAGGATATTTTTGACATTTCCCCAACCCTTGAGGAGGTCGGAAATTTCATGACCGCCGTTGTTCAGGCGCATAACCTCTGCCACTTTGGGACTAAGGAGCCGCCTGAGCGCATTGAAAACCCTCAGAAGCCTCCGCAGGAGAAGAAGGGGATTTCATAGCGGAGGCTTTCCGGGCGGCGTTGGGGGCCGGAATGCGGGCGGATGAGTTTTGGAGCTCAACGGTTTATGAGACGCGTGAGTTCATCCGCGCCAGGGGCGAGGAGGATGAACGTTGTTATCAGTTGGCCATTTGGCACGCCTGGCACGTGATCGCATTTGATCGTAGTAAGAGGTTGCCAGATTTGAAGAATCTTTTGAGATCGTTTGGCTCAAAGAAGAAACCGAGAAAGCCTCAGACTGTGGAACAGATGGCTGAGGCTGCCCGCTTCCTTACCATTATGTTTGGCGGGAAGGATTTGACCGAAGCGGAGAAGAACTGAGATGGCTGAGGATCTTGGAGCCTTACGGGTAAGCTTAGCGGCTGGCACAGGGGAATTCGAGGCTAATCTTACCCGTGCTAGGCAGGCTGTCCGTAAGTTCTCGACTGATTTAAATAGCCAGATGGGAGCCTCGGCGGCATCTCTTGATAAAGCTGCTCTTTCTATCTGGTCGCGGAGGCTGTATTTTCTTCTGAAAGGCGGTTTTTCTGTGAATTCGTTTATCTTACCAAAAGAGTTACCTAATTATTGAGCATTAACAGCTTGTCCCATTTTCTGCATCT